AATTTTTAATCCTCTTTCATCTACGAAACCTTGAATGTCGATTAGAGATTGCTCTAATGAAGTTTCGTTTAGGTCAGCCGCAGTTGCCAATACATTCGAGAATGTACCACCATTTGATAATGGGTGGTTACTCGCAATTAAAGGCACTCCGTCACCACCTGTTACAGCAGTGAATTGTGCTTGGTTAAGCACTTGTGCAGCTTTTACTTGCTTCGTGTTAGACATAGATCTTGCTAAAGCTCTTGTGTATCTTTGAGCAAGTCTGTCATATAGGTTATCTTCAATTGCTTCTTCAGTTATAGCAAATGCTAAAGCAATAGTTTCGTGTGTGTATCTAGCTGTGAAAGCTTCATTAGCTTGATCGAACACGACCGAAGCACCTTCTTGTTTAGTTGGTGCACCAGCGAAACCGCTTAACATTACTTCTTCTTCAAAAGCTCTGTCAGATGCTTCAGTAGTATAGATTTCCGCATGTTGGTTATCATATCTACTGTACTCCAGGCCGAATAAGGCATTCAAACCTGGCTCTAACTCTTTAGTTAGCTGTTGTCTTGATATAGCCATAGTCTATTTCTCCTTATTAAATACCTGTACCATCACGGTAAAAGTGTTTGTTGATTCTAACTAGAATATTAGCATTAGCGTTACCAACGTCACTGTTATTAGGATCTTGAGATATATCAATCGCCTGTATAACAAATGATGCGTTAGTTCCACTAACAGAAACATCAAGTTGTACTTCTGATATTCCAGTTTTTGTAGAACCCGTTGTGTTAGTTACGGAATAGTTTCTAAAAATGTCCGCTCTTGCAAAAGTCGCATCAGCATCCATCAAGAAAACCGCATCTGGATCATCCACTACAAACGCTGTAATGTCTGAAGCCACAATGCTTCCAGGATAGAAATTGCTAAAAGTCGGCTTTTGAGTAGTAGGGTCAGTGTAAAAACAACCGTTGAATACACCCACAACAGATGTTGAATTGTTCGCAGTATGTCTTTCGATATTACCTGCGGTTACTGGAATAACCAGGTCACCTTGGAAAATCGCAGTTCCATAGTTACTTGCAATTGTGTATCTGTTCTGAGCACCAACCAATGGGGTTCCGTCCAGTTTTCTGTATGGTCTTAGACCAAACTTTTCTGCTACGTTTGCCATAGTTATATTACTCCTTTATTTACTTTGTTTATATTTAGCCAACCCTTAGTAGGAATAACAAAAAGATTAGTTTTTGCGTCCACCACCAAAGGTAACTCTTTTCTGCCTATCAATATTGATCGGCATACTAGGATGTTGCTCCTTCAATAGATCGTTGTCGACACCTTTAATTTGATCTTGAGTAAGTCTTGCAAAATACTCTTGTCGCTGTCTTAAGATCTCTGTCGGTATCCTTGCCAACACAAGGCCTCCAATTCCTATGCAACCAGTATATTTCCCTTCGGATAAAATCGGATATTTGTTTATATCGGGATCATTTTTCAATTCTTCCGCTTTAACAAATTCCCAACCTTCTCTAAGTTTCTTAGTCACATTAGATGTGTCTTCAAAACCTTGCACATTGGTTCTTATCCATCTGTGCTCATATCCGTTGGGTGCTTTGGGTGCATCCAAACTAGACGGTAACGTCCAAGTCTTTTTTCGTTCATTCACGTCCCTAGACTCAGCGTTGCGTGAAGTTCTTTTTATAGTATCGTTCATTGAGCCTCCTTCACATATTTAACGTACTCTTCAAGTGGCACACCTAATCGTTTAGCTATTGCTACCTGTGATTTGGTGAGTGTCACAGTTTTGCGTCCGACTTCTTTTCTTCCAGCAGAAGCAACAGTCTGGACAGGTTTTGCTTTCTGCTTAGCTTCGACAGCTTCAGCAGGTTCTTTCAAACCTTTTGCTGCCAAAATAGGGTCTAACCTCTTTTCGATTTCATTATAATACTCATCTGTGTCGACTTCAATACCCTCTTGACGAATTTGTCCGTCTAAGGCTACTGCATAAGCCGTCAGTGCAGGATCTTTATCATAACCAAACCATTTGCTATGTTTTTCTTTAAAAGTCATAGCTTTTTCAGATGGAGTAGGAGGTTCTTGTTGTTGAGGTTGATTTTTAGCTTTTTCTTCATCCTCTTTCTTCTTTGCCTCAGCAGCTTCAATAGCAGCCTTTCTCTCCTCAGTTCTAATTTTTGCTTTTTCTTTTTGTACAGCTAATTGTGTAAGCTGATCATTAGCTTCCATAATTTTATCTGTATCATTAGCTTCAATAGCAAGTTTAAGATTATTTTTAACTTGTTCTCTCTGAGCATCTACTCTAGCTTCAAACTCTTTTAGATAATTATCAGACTCAACATTGTATCTTTTCTCTATTGTTTCTAATTTCTTTTTCATTCCTGTTGCTAATTCTTCAGCAGCAGCTTTTTGTCTTTCAGCTTCTTTAGATTTAAAAGTTAATTTATCTATTCTTCTATTTTGTTGTTTGTATTTTTTGTAAAGACTTTTAAAATCTTTTTCAGAAAATTCTTCAGAAGTTTCTTCACCTTCTATTTCTTTTCCTTCAGTTTTTAATTGTTCTTTTACTTCTTCAACTTTATCTTCTTCGACTTTGATTTCTGGTTTGTCATCTTTTTTATCTTCCTCTTCAGAAGTTCCGTGATCCGTGTACCCTAAATCAACTTCTCCAAAATCAAGTTTTGGTGATTCTTTTTTCTCTACATTATTAGCAGACTCTTTAACCTCAACGGTTAAGTCTTCTTGCTTCACGTCATCTGTATCGATTTCGATATCTTTTTTTGTTGGTTTTACCTGTTCTTCAGCCATCATCTTTTCTCCTTAATATAATGTTGCTATATCCTCTGGTTTTTGGATGACACCAATTATTTCATCGTCATTAAGAATTCTATGTTCGCCCCATTTATTTTTAAAACGAGATCCTGCATATCTACCATACATCACGAATTGTCCATTCTTGCACCACGGGCCAAGGGGAAATTTTTCCTTATCACGATAGCAAAGATTACCCATTTTGATTACTAATCCGACAACTGTTGTTGCTTGAATAGTTTCAATTGTAGTATCTGCTAACAAAATTCCGCCTTTGGTCTTTTGTGTACCTGCAAAGGGACGAATGAGTAAACGATATCCAGTTGGATCTGGTAATGAAGAAATATATTCCTCTTTTTCTTCTTTTGTTTTTGGAACAACGAAGTTATCTTCTTTAATAGCTATGTTTTTATCAGTTTTTGTCATCTTCATCTCTGAGCAATTCACTCAGATCCTCCTTTAGCGAATCAAGTGAATTAATTTGTCCCCTAGAATACTGTAATTTCTCATAATTGTCTATACTCCCGTATATTACTTGTTCACCTATCTGTTTTATTTTTTTATCTATGAGTCTTTTGATTTCTCTTACAGTTTCGATGTCTAAAGGCGGCATTAATTGGGTTATGTCAGAAAAAAAATTTTAAATCAAGTTATCTTTTCTTCATAATCTCGGTTCCCTTAATACCATACACAGCTCCGACTACGGAAATGAATAAAATTTGGAACCACATGGGCATATTTTTGAAATATTCAAAAAATAAATCAATTTTTTCTTTAATTTGAGGATCGTCACTGAAAACTGACCAAATTAACAACAACACGGGAGCCGAAACTAGCAATAAAACGAATTCGTCTTTCCACGATTGCTGTTGATCAGTTTTAATTAGCGTTTGGTATTCAATTTCACCTGCTGCCATCTTTTCTGCGTGAAGTTTGGAAGCGTCTGACATCAATCTCTTGGTGTCTTGTTTGTTTTTGTAGATATGAGCCCCAGTCTTCACTGCCATACCCAGTAGGTTTAACCAAGCCATAGTATTTCTCCTTACGTCTTTTACACATATACGGTATCATTTCTTGTAAACAATTCCAAGCCTTATCTCCAGTCAATTGCCATCTAAAAAGTGACTTATGATTTACCTTTTTTCGATCAATAGCAAAAAAATTACCGCCCCACATTTCATGAAAACGTGAAATCATGTCTGCATCTGTTGTTTCTACCTTTACTTGGAGTGATCTAGACTTATTTTTACCCTTACTCCAGAAGCCAAAGCTTCCTTCTCCATCAAATAAACCAGATAAAAATAATTTTTTTTCTTTTTTAGCTAATTTATCGTAACCCGATAAACTTTTTTCCAGAAATTTGTGCTGATGAGATACCTTTGATCTCTGATCTTGAACCTTTTTCACGATGCGGACAACCTCCAGTTTTTAGTTTCACAGGTGGAACCTGTGGATTAGGGCCTTTTTTAGGTGGAGGCCCACTTTCAACACCACCAGATAATCCTCTACGTTTATTTCTCATACTAAATATTTATTAATGTCTTGAATTTTGCCTTGTGCTTTTAATTTTTTTAAATCACCCTTTGTTAATTTACTAAAATCAATTGCTTCTTCTTTTAAAACTAAAGGTTCTTCTTGTTTAGTAGGCGTAAATAATTTTTTTAACCATTTCCACATCAGTTTTTTTTCCTTTTTAAATATTCTGTAAAACTTTTATTAGATTTATTAATATCTTTTTTTAATTTTTCTGTGCCTTTTTTAGAATATATTTTTTTCATTCCCTCTGTAATTTCTTTACCCATTTTACCAATAATTTCTTTTCTGTTTTTAATAAGTTTAGGAACTTTTTTTGCAACTTTAGTTATAATTGTCCGAGAAACAGGGTTCATTAATAAACCTCCAGCTAATTTTTTTTCTATTTTTATTCTGCCGTTTTTCATTAGTTTCTTCTGTTTATTTCTTTTATTCTTGCAATATCTAATTTTTCTTCTGCAACTCTAATACGTTCTCTTTGACCTTGTGCTGCTTGATCTAATTTAGCTTGTTCAATGGAAGTATCAATCATACTTTCGTTTTGTTTTCTTTGCTCTTCCATTTCAAACTCGTTTGATTTTCTCTGCATGTCCATAGCTTTTAAATCTAGCTCTCTAGATTTTAATGCAACTAATGGATCTTGTTGACCGCCTTCTGCTTGAACAAGCGTTGCAGTTAATTCAACAACTCTTTGTGCTACCATAGCATTGTATTGCACCGTCCAGGCTTCGGGATCCGTGTTTGAAAGTTGCACGAGCATCGGATCTTGGGCCATTGCTTCAACAACTTCTTGATTAGCTTTCATAGATATATGTTCTGATATATGAGTTTGTAATAAAGCATACACTTGCGGATTTACTTGAACCATTCTTGATTTCATAAATGCCATATGAGCTTTTATGTGAGCTTCGTGATCCTGTGTAGCAAAAACTTTTAAAGGTTTTAAATTCATAGCATCTGAATTTTCTAAAGCTGGATCTTTTGGAATTGGTTGTTCAATAGGTTTTAATAAACTATCGATAGCCTCTGTTCCTAATGCTTCGTAAACTCTTCTATAAGCTTCTCTTACATCATGAAGTTGAGGATTACTCATTGCTATTTTTAATTGTTCATTCGCTAAAGTAACTCTTTGTGCAACTGAAAAAGTGTTTGGATCTGCAACAGGAATTACATCAACTCTATCATCAAAGTCTGCTGCTTTGATCATTTGATCTGCACCATAAACTTGATACGGATAAAGTGGTGGTAGATATTGTGCAAAAAGCTTATGAAGCATTCTGAATTCTTGCCTCATAGAATAGTAACATCTTTTGTGTATAGCAGACATGACTCTTGAGCCTCTCTCTAAAAGAGCTAAAGTTGATCCGACCGCTCTATTCTGAGCGTCCTCCCCAACAGCCATGTCTGCAATGTTAGCGAACCTTTGTCCAGCATTGACTACAAAACCTAATAAGCTGTACAAAGTTTGAGAGGGTTCTTTAAATGGTAAAATTTGAAATTGATCTCTAATGTTTCCTCCAGGTGCATCTACGTCCCTAAACTCTCCTGGTTGAAAAGGTTGGTCGTCATCCCTAATTCTAATACCTCTTGATTTAAATCCTGCTGGTAAATTTGCTAAAGTTCCAGCATCAAGTAATTGTCTTAAAGCTTGTGTAGCAGTTCTAGTTAGGCCGCCAATCATATGTACAAGACCAAAGCCGTAAAAACCTAAACCTGGTAAAAATTTGTAATGTACAAAATATTCAATCCTTTTATATAATCTATCACCCTCTTTGTAATTTCTATAAATACTTAAAATTTTTCCAGAGCCTTCATCAATTGTAACAATGTAAGGAATTTTTACTTTCTTTTCATCTGTTTCTTTTTCAAATTTTTCTAAATTAAGATCAACATGCATTTCTAAAATTTGATAATTATATGCTTGTTGATTAGGTGATTTACCTTCTAATTCATCATATTTTTTTTGTATTGAAGTTTGACTATTTGTAGATGGTTTAATATCCACATCCCTGTAAAAACCAGACTCCATTTTTTTGTATAGGTCATTTTCTGACATTCTTAAAACATGAGTTATTCTCTCACAATCTAATAGGCTTGATGTATAGTATGGAACAATAATATCTTCAGCAGGTATAAATTTAGCAACTGCTCTATCCATAAGTTCATCATAGTAAACTTTTTTAAAAGCTGATCCAGCTAATGGTAAATAAAATAATAACTGATCCATTTCTGGAGTGTACTCTTCCATCTTCTCAGTTATTTGATAATTCATAAAGTTCTTGACCCGTGAAGCTTGATCCTCTGTTTCAGAATTTTGAACACCGACTATTGCAGCTTTGACAGGGCCAGTTGATGGTAATAATTCTTTGTAAGCTTGTGCTTGGAATTGTGTAATAGCTTCTGATAGTAATGGGTGTGTAACACCAGATGCACCTCTAAAAGGTTTAGATGGCTGAGTGTATTTAAATCCTAGTAAATCTAAACCAGAAGTATATCCATCTTCCCATTCTTTTCTTGAATCTTTATCTCTTTGATACTCTGCTCTAAGTTGTGATGATATTTTAGAAAGAACATTATCCTCTAATTCTTCTGCCAAATTAGAAAAAAAATTTTCTTGTTGAACTTCAATCTCTTCGTCTACTTCTTCGCCTTCAATTTTAAATGATTTTTGTTTTGGCTCTTCTGTTTCATCAACTACTTTAAGAGTATCATCTTCTTCTTTGAATATTTCCGAGCTCATATATCCCCCAAATTATTATACTAATATCCTCGTTTTGCAAGTTTTGGAAAACCTTTAATTAGTCCTCCAGTATTCATGCCTCTTTTTTGAAAAAATTTAGCATCTTTTCTATACTGAACTTTTTTCTTTTTAAGAAATTTTCTTGCTTCATCCCTACCTTTTAACATTTCTTTTGTTAATTTATTTTTTCCAAAATTAGATGCTAAAGCAAGACTTGTTCTATCCATGTCTAATCTTGATTCTTTTGCTCCTGTTTTTAATTCTTTTGCAGCAGATCTGCTCATCATAGGAGAACCAAAATCACCTCTTCTTCCAGCTTTACTAACTTCTTTACTGTATCTTAATTCATCTTTTGTAGCTTGTCTTATTGCTTTTTTTGCTTCTTTTGAAAGTTTTTTTGGTCTTCTTGAAGCTCCGCCTTTGAAACCAACACGATCTAATTTTTCTGCTAAAGGGTCTAGCTTAATAAGCTTGATGTCATCTTTAGGCATTAGTACATTTTAGTTGGTTTAGATCTACCCATTCTACCACCACGAGCCATAACAGAACCACCTGCTTTCATTCTGTCCATACGCTCATCTTTCATAATAGCTCTTTTCATAGACATCATTTCTCTATCAGATGCAGCAGCACCAGCCATACCTCCAAGTGGTATCATTGTTCGATCACGTTTTGGTCTATCTGGCATTGGGTTCATTGGTGGCCTTCGTCCTGGGCTCGGTGTTCGTGGTGCAGCAGCTCCTGGCCCTGCTTTTCTTCTTTGTCTTCTATCTCTTATTCTTCCTCCAAAATTTTCTGCCTTCTTGGATCTACTTTCTGCCTGTTCTTCTCTTCTCATTTTAATACCAGGAGATCTTTTTTCTTCTTCCCTGTATTGTTTTAATCTTGCTTTTAAATTTTCTATTGAAGATGTTAATCCACCCTCTTTTTTACCTTCAATTTTTTTACGTCTTTCTTTATTCTCCATTAATTTTTTTAATCTTTCTCTTCTACTAGGATCTTGCATAAGTCTTTTTGATTCTTCTGGAGTATATCTTTGTAACATATCTTTCATCATACCACCCTCTTTTTTCATTTCTGTAATTTGTCCAGGTGCTTTTGCTATTTTACTTTCTTGTCTTTGAGCTTTATTTAAAAATTCTGTTAAATTACTTGCACCAGAAGATCTAACATCATCTTTAGTTACAGCAGCATACATTTTATCGTTGAATGCAAATTTAGTTCCAACACCTTTTGCTCTAGCTTTTTTAAACGCAGCACCAAAACCAGATAAATCTACTTTTTTATCTTTTGGAGTTTTAGCTATTGGCTTAACTTGTTTATTTTTAGATGGAACATTTACAGTTGTTGCAACTGTTGTTGCACCAGTAAGAGGTGCTTTCTTACCTGCTACAACAGGTAGTTGTGATTTTGGTAAATCAACTTCAACATTAGCTTGTTTCTTAGCTATATTTTTTTTCTTATCTAATCTTCTTTGTACTTTTTTAGAAATGACTTTATTATTTTTATTTACATTAGCAAGTCTTGTCATTCTTCTTTCTTCAGATGCTTTGAATTTAGCATAGGATGGATTTTCACTTCTTGCTTTTTCATTCTTAGCTCTAACTTTTTTGTTAAAAGCTTCATTTTCTTTTCTTCTTTTTTCTACACCAGATAAATTAAAAATATTAAATCCTTTTGCTTTGGATTTAACTCTATCTTTTCTTCTTTTTTCAGCAGCTAAGAAAGCTTCTTTAGATCCTCTTTTTGGCTCAGCCATATTAAATACTCCTATCCGTAATAAACATAATCTTTTCCAGGCAGGTCTTCGTCCTTATAGTCAGTTTCTAACTTTAAAAATCCACCTTGTCGGTATCTTAACACCGCCTGTGTTGTGCTGTCAACGTAGTCATCATACTCTCCATTAGGAAAAGCTGCACATTCCTCAATGACTTCTTCAGCAAATTTCTCTCCAGTTGGATAGAATATAGACCCTGCCTCAAAAGAAACAGCACAAGTATTTACCCTAGTATATTTATCTTTACCTTTATTTGGTGAGTAATCTATGGCTGGAATACCAGCTCTTCTAAATTCTTGCAAAAGAGGTTGGCCAGAAGCTTTGGCTTCAATGATACACATATCGGGCTCCCAATATTTATATAATTCAAAAGCCTTATTTTTTAATTCTGGAAAATCATATTTTCCTTTTTCAGCGTCTAATAATATTAATGCTTTTTCATATCCTTCATACGGCCTAAATACACCCCAAGTAGTTATTGCAGAGTAATCGGCAGTTTCTTTTTTTGAAAACGCTGTATCATAACTTTGTATTACATATTCTAATTCTGGTATCTTACCTTCCCATTCTTGCCACCATTCTCTTTTCAAAAGTGCACCTTCTTCTGAGGTAGGGTTCTGTTGATATTGAGCTGACCAGTTTCTAATAGATATTGAAGCCTTAGTTCTTTCAAGATCTTCTTTCGTCCAGTATTCGGGCCAAAGAGGATTTTCATCTTCTAGAATAGCAGGGAAAGAAATCTTAGACCACTTATCTGCTTTTGGCTCTTCTTCCGCTTTAGTAAGGAGTCCCGTTAGATCATTGGTGGCCCATCTAGTCATTACTAAAACTATCGAGCCTCCAGGTTGCAAACGCTGTCGGGGCCCACTTAAATACCAATCATATGTTCTAGGAAAGGATTGTTTATTATGTGCATCCTGTTCTGTGTGAGGATCATCAATAATCAAAAGATCAGCACCACGTCCTGTGATCGAGCCTCCAACACCAGCAGCAAAATATTCACCACCATGATTGGTTTCCCATTTTGATTTTGCTTTGGCATCTGGCCTTAGAAAAACATCACCGAATATTTCTTTATATTTCGGTGTATCCATTAAGTTTCTAATCTTTGCACCGAACCTTGCAGATAGTTCAGCGTTGTGTGTGACTTGCATAATTTTCATTTTTGGAAACTTCCCTATCATCCAAGCAGGGTAGAGAAATGAGGCAAATTCAGATTTAGTATGTCTTGGAGGCATATTTATTATGAGCCTCCCTTTTTTTTGTGTAGCTATTTTTGTAAACTCATGAGCCATAATTTGATGGTGTCCCCACTTATCCTTATCTTTTTCTTGTTTCATTACTATGTCTGGCCAAACTTCTTTAACAAAATATAAAAAATTATCCTGGCAAAGCTTAATATGTTCTAGCCATAGCTTTTCAACTTGTAGTCGTAGTTTATCTGTTGGTAATGCTTTTAACCCATCCATTTTAAAATTGACCTCCTTACGTTTAAGTAAGTTGCGAATATACACTTGTCAGAAGTATTTTATATTATTTTTATGTGAATTTCTAGGAATTTATAAAAATCAATTTTCAAAAGTAAAATGAGCCTTGTGAATTTGTTTATGTGAATTTGCCCCAAGCCTATTGGAATTTATAAGAGTTTATAAGTACCGATAATGGTTCGTTATCAACTCTCATAATTTCTTATATTAATTTTTATAGTTTTTTATCATGGCCCAAATTTTTTGAAGCCCGTCTTTTGATTTTGGTTGTGTGATTATGTGAGAAAATCCCACCGCCCCAAGTCTTAAAAGTTTAAGGGCCTTTTGCTTTTGGTACAAAAGCAAGATAAAAGCATTACCGCCATGCTTATTATGTTTAATGTGCCAAGCCTTTTGGAATTTATTTAAGCCGTAGTTTTCTAGTGCATTAGTGTCAGTTTGTTTTAATTCAATCAATGCAATATGACCGCTTATAATTACTAATAAATCAGCAATACCAACGCTTAAACTATTTTCTATTTTATCAAAATATATATTTTTAGAGTGTTTTTTAATCCAATTATAAAACTGGTTTTCTTTTTTCATTATGAGTAATTAACATAAAAAGAAATAAAAAATATTAAAATATATTAACTAGAATTTTTTAAAATATTTATTT